ATAACATTCCTTTTGATAGGATAGGTAGTATGTCTGTAAAAGTAAACTGTACAAATTGCAATATTGAGTTCTTGGTTAGACCCTACATATTAAAAGAAAAAAGAGTTTACGGTATTTTTTGTTCTTTGGAATGTAGACGTAAGTATGTCGGAGCTAGGATTAATAAAAGAAGGATAACCAAAATCAAAACATCTTGCGGCACATGCGGCAAGAGTATCAAGGTAATACCTTCTCGATTTAAGGGTGATGGTTTTAACTATTGTTCGCAATCCTGCGCTGCACCTCATACACTCAGAGCTAGATGGAAGAATGGTAAACAAACAGTTACCACTATTTGCGCCTTCTGTGGTAAAGAAAAGATTATACCACTTTGGTATATGAAAGCGGCAAACAAACGCGGTCAAGAGCAATTCTTTTGTGATATGTCTTGCTTTGGCAAATGGAAGTCCGCTAACTGGAATGGTGAGAATAATCCTAGTTGGCATATAAGGATAGGCACTTCTGCCCACAGTGTATTACCCAGGCTGAGAGGCCAGTTAAGTCCACCGAATTACCTCTATCCTCAGTCAGTAAGAATCGACGTGCCAGGATAGCTGAATTAGAAGCCAGTTTACGCGATAAAGGTACACCCCGCCGTGCTAACCTCGTTAGTCCTATCCCATACCCTGAAAAATTCAAGCACCTACCAAAACAAGTAGATATGTTTGGATTCGTGCTAGAAGCCTCATATGAACGCAATAGCCATACTGTACCTTACACCGTAGCGCATCATTACACAGGCAACTTAGAGAACTGGCAAAAGTATGCCAAAGGGCGCGCGGTTGCGGTTTGCACGATGGGCGATTCTAGGGCACTGAGTACAATAATTCAGCAGCAGGTAGACATGGCGGTGACTTCACCGCCATACATTGATGCGCATGTTAGTGCTGAGGATAACCCGTATACTAACACAGGTGGCAAGTCACTAGGTGAAGCCAAAAACGCGCATTTGGTTAAAAGTAATAACTATGGCACTACCGCGAATCAGCTTGGCAACCTACCCCCTGGTGATCTGGATTCTATCGTAGCGTCACCGCCGTATGCCACTGACCAATTTGGCGGTGGTGACAATAAGCACGATAAGAACATAGATGGCATGAAGGCTGGTTATGGCACATCAGACGGTCAACTCGGTTCACTCAAAGAAGGTTCACTCGATGCGCTGGTTAGTAGTTCGCCCTTCGCTGACTCCATTGGCAGCGATGACCCAGATAAACGAGGGGGTTTGTATGCCGACCCTAAACGCCGTAATGATAAGAATCTAACGGGTAGTTATGGACAGAGTGAGGGGCAGTTAGGTATGATGAAGGATGAGGGATTCACCGATGCGACGACTGAATTCTTCAAAGAACATGGCATTACTACTCAAGACTTATTAGACTTTTATGACGCTACAAAGGATGAAGAATTCGACGCCAGTATTGGGAGTCCGCCGTTTGCGGATAGTATAGGGCTAGATGGTGGAGCAGCCAAGAGAGAAAGTGATTACGGTCATATTGGTAGCTTTGGTAAAGAGTATGGTAATTCATCTGGTCAGTTAGGTAGTATGTCAAGTGGTGACTTTGACTTATCCGTATCCTCCCCCTCATTTGCCGGTAACACTGGTGGACGTGGAGATGCATCGCGTAACGGCATAGACCCCGCGCTATTTGATCGTAGTAGTGGCGGTATGAAGCGTGGCACGGGTGAGAGTGAGGATAATTTAGACCATTTGTCGATGAAGGGATTTGATAGTGCTATATCGAGTCCACCATATGCAGATACTGGACTAGGAAACGGCCAAGTATCATCTTGCCATTGGGGAAAAGAACCTATAGAAAAGAGTAAAGCCCAAGAGAGACAAAACAAAAAAAGTGCACTAACAGACTATGGCACATCCGATAACCAGCTAGGCAACTCAACCGGCCCTACATTCTGGCAAGCTGCCAAAGATATTTTACTCGAATGTCACAAACTACTACGTCCAAATGCGGTATCATTTTGGGTCTGTAAAAATTATGTCAAGTCTGGTCGTATCGTAGATTTTGTGTCTCAATGGCTTCGTCTCTGCGAGGTCTGCGGCTTTGAACATATCGAAACCATCATCGCATGGCAAACTGAGGATAAGGGTACTAACTTTGACTTTGAAGGCGAGAAGCAAAAGAAGGTGGTGCGCCGCCAGTCGTTCTTCAGGTTGCTTCACATAAAGAATCATCCTGAACTGGCGATAGATTGCGAGATCGTTTTGGTTATGCGTAAGCATCTTTAACCGATAGCAATTAGCATGAAAGGAAACTCCCCTGGTGGCCTATCGGTTTTGATGAATGTGGTAGGGTGTGTACTGGGGCAGCCCTACCCCTTTTTAGAAAGGATAAATAATGGATAACTTTACGCCAGATTCTAGCCAGCTAAAAAGTCTCAAAACGTGGTATCCTAAATCCCACGAACTCCACCTTGATTCACGTCACCCTTGTATTAAGTTGGCCGGGGAATGTGGCGAGCTACTGGATTTATACGCCAAAGATGAATACAAGCCTAACTTCTCATGGTGGGAATGTAAGCATTGCGGGTATGGAGATGCTTCTCACGCTGGTGTTTATAAAGAATGCTATGAGTTTAAGGGATATTACACCCCCAAAGTCTTAGACGAACTCGGTGACATCTCCTACTACTTAAGGATACTGACTTATCAGAAGGGGGTAACTTTTGATGAGCTATGTGATGGGTTTAGGGCTGAATGGTTTATTCATGAAGATGACAATTTGGTAGAATTGCTATTAGAATTACTGTCAGATTCTAGCAGAGTACTTGAACACTTCCTCTATGACAATGAGGTTATGTTATCTTACCTAAAAGACTCAGCCTTTACCTTTCTAGCCATCCTTCACAAACTCGACTGCCCTTTAAAACACTTACTCGAATTAAACTATCGCAAGTTAAACAGCGAGGAATCCAAACATGGATGGGCCAACGCCACTGCTAAGTAAAAACACATGTAAGGTATTATCAGACCTACTCAAAATGGCTGATGAAGAATTTGGTAATCATGGTTGTAATGACTACGAACTACCCAATACGCCTGAGAATAGAGAATTAATGGAGGAGGCGGAACGTTGGAACTCTGTTAAACAGTGGGAAGAATATGGTTTGCATCTTAGCAATGATGAGACAAAGATATATACTCAGGATTATTTTTTGATGGCATACTTCGCTTATCTGCTTGAAGAGGAGTCTAAAAGTGTCTAACAAAACGCCACTATTAAAAGCTGAAATAGAAGCACTCGCCAAAATCATCGCGCAGCAACCCCACGCGCTAGAACTCAAAGCCGACTTCGATGTGATGTTTCGTGAAGCTTGTTCACAAATCAGGTTAGAGCAGACAAAGCAGCGTAAAGTCAGACGATGGGAAGATTGCCCGCCATTAAGCGAGATGTAAGTCTATCCACTTCCGCTTGCTTTTCTGCTATATCCGTATCATCAAACAGAGTGCGATTCTGTTTCATCTCTCGAAGTTCGACTAACTCTCTAACTAGCAACCTTTTAACTTCTATCCTACGCTGAATTTCTGCTAACTGTTTGGCTAATTCAGATTCCCTTACCCGTTCAAATTCCTCTTCAGGATTCAACCTGACAACTTCAGCCTGTCCAGTTTGGCAGTTAATGATTAGTTGCTGCATTACATAATCCCATACAACTGAAAACGTGAATTAGTCACGAAGCTACCACCGCCGTTAGGCGATAGTGCTATTTGAGTAATAGCCGCCGTACTACGCCAGCCGCCAACCCGTAACGAAGCAAATAAATCAGCATCAGCCGACTTGTTGCCAAACGCCATTGCCAGGGCTATTGTGTGTTTCAATGGCCCAATCCGCGAATAGTCGAAAATGAAGCATATACCAGGAGCAAAGGCATTACTGCTAGATGATGCGCCCTCGCATAACAGAGCGGATATAGTAGTTGCAGCACGAAAAGCAGCAGCTACGGTAACTGCCGCATTACCATTTAGCACCTGAAGGTCATAATTTGCCGTACTGTCACTATTGAAACGTACATTTATCAGGTCAATTTCAATGGCACTATCTACTCTAGCACTGGTAGTCAAAACCAGCGTTCTAAATCCCTGTGGCACGCTGGCAAATGTCACACTTGCCACGCTGCCGGTTAAAAGCGATTCTGAGATAAGCGACATCCCCAAAGGTACTTCCGGCTTAATTAAACCATCCACTTGCTTTTGCAAATCGGCTATCTGCTTCACAAGTTCAATCACGTGATGAGTCCCTCGAAGTCAAGCCGCGCCTGAATCGTCTCTCTTCTATTCCCATCTAGTGAGATAGTCACAGCGCGAATAATCGTGTCAAACTCTACGTTTTTGTACCGGCTTCTCACTTTGTAGCCAAAATCCCAGTCTATACCAAATCTAGTGCCAGCCGTATCTACTGGCGTAGCACTGAATCTAATTCGTGGTCTCCCCTGTTCTAATGCTGAGTTACCCGCCGCGATCACGCCATTATCAGCCGTTTGATTCCGCGCATCCGCGAATCCTTCACAGCGATTCCAAATGCTTAGAAGGTATCTATCACTATCACTCACTTGCTGCACGTTACGCGCTGAACCTTCCCCTTGCCCAGCGGCATAGATGTAATTCTCCTCCTCAGAGTAGTCATACTCAAGCGACGGTTCTCGCATGTTACCCCGTGCCTGATCGAATACCACAAAGCTAGTTACGTCCTGCCCCGGCTGGTTTATCTTGGTTTGAAACTGCAAAGTTAAACTACTACCCGTGACTGAATTAGGTTCAACGCTAAAGAATACCTCAGTACCAGCTTCGCGCGCCGCCTGTGCTAGAACGGCTAACACGCCATTGCCTGAGCCAGCCAAAAGCGTATCAAAGGGAAACGTCTTGGTAATAGTCGGTCCTACGCTTGCATCGGCCTGGATACTCAAATTACTCCATACCCGTGTACCCGCTGCTGGCAAAGGTGCGACTCCATCGGCTATACTCTCTGTGACAACTTCCTTCATCATATCATCGGCAAAGTCCGTCTTGGCCGCTTGCGCCGTCCCTGAGTAAGCCGCTACGATTCTACGCCTGAGCAAGTCGTTAATATCCGGTCCTTCCAACGTCACAACTTCTTTGCTACCCTCAGTTGAAAATACCCACTTACGTAAGAAGTATGGCCGCCATAATGACATCACCCCGCCGCGTGGCTGTCGCCATATTTGAACCATCCTATCAACAGCTATCATGTTAATGTCGAATGACAACGGCATTTTTAGCGCAAACCAACCAATGCCATTGACAACCCGTGAAGCATTTAAGGCCGTGATAGTTGTCAGGTGCGCCAACCTACCCCCGGTATCACTTGTCAGCCATACTTCGTAACTACCCGCGCCAACTCTGCTGGATGCTTTAATGGACGGTGCTATTGTACCTGAATCGGATGGAGTCGGCGTAGGAGGTGGCACAACCGCTTCCGCTTTTAACTCAGCTGCCATCCCAGCCCATCTGTCCGCAGTCGCCCAAGTTGCCGATGCTGTCGTCTCAAAAGCATCATCTCGGTACTGAGTTTCAAGATTGCGGGTGGGAGCAGTACCCGTCAGGTCATCCAGTTCTGTCCAGTTGGCTCTAGGTGTTTTTGCTTCGTTGACGATATGAAAAAAGGCTGCAATAGGCCTGTTGTTACTATTTGCTGCCGCTGCCAGAGTAATTGTCCCTGTTGTGTTTGAAGCTTCTCCGTTAGTAGGCTGCTGGATAAATGCTGCTGCTACGCCGCCGGATATATCAACCCCGGTAACTTGAAAAAACGAGGCTGTACAATAAATCTGAGTGTTGCCAGCGAAATCAATAGTGGTCACTCCTGTCGTTGCCCCAGTTGCATCGGCTGCAAATAGGGTCATCCGGTGATTATTACCGCCCATATCAAGGGTACTGCCAATTTGCGTCCAGGTCAGACTATTGCCACTCATCGTGGGTGTGTCGGTTGCACCGGCCCGTTTTGCCGTCACAAAAACGATGATTATTCCCGTAGTTGGTGGAGTCCATGAGGTATTAGAAAATGAGGTAGCATCTACCCCATCGTTAATATCTGGGTTAGCCGATGCCCCCAAATTGGCAAAAGCGATAGCCATTTAGCTAGTCCCACCCGTCATAAGTATCACGCCACAAGAGGTAAGCGGTTAGCACCGGCCCGCCACTTACGCTAACAAATGTTGTTATGTCATTCGATTCTGGCAACAGCGCGAATGAGCCAAAGTCACTGTTAGCTAAAATAGCGTCTAAGCGTGAGCCAAAGAATGAGGATATGATAGTTTTGTTAGTTGGTTGCAAGTCAATCCCTAGCGTCTCACCACTTAATAGAGAGTAATCAAACAACAACTCTTTACCCGTGCGTTCGTTCTTGAGCGTCTCGACAATGGCGAATGTGCCACCCTGACGGAAGTACACAATCTGGGGGAACGCTGGCACATTGCCGTCGTTTGTGACCGTGAATTTACCTGCAAAATAACCCGTGCCGGTCGTATCGAATCCTATCCATAAATCATACTTTTGTTTGATAACTGGATCAACAAACTTGCTGGCACGGACAGCAAAAACACTCGCGTTACCAGGTAAATCAATGTCGAGGTGCGCCCATGAATAACCGTTCCAACGTGCTATTCTGTCAGCCAATGTAATACCGCCCGCCGAAACGAATAATCCCCCTACATAGAGCATGCTATCCGCACCAACTGACATAGACCAGGGGACACTGCTAGGGCCAGCTACACCACTCCCCAGAGGATTAAAAGTTGTACCATTCCAAACACCAATACCGACAACCGGGCCGGTAAAAGTGCCACCTATGTAAAGTAAGCCATTAGCCGGGTTGACAGCTAAAGAGACTACAAAGCCGTTGGTGAAGCCAGTACTCAGCGGACTCCATGTAGTGCCGTTCCACGATGCAACACGCGAAGTGCCAGCCACACCGCCGGCCAAACTAAACAGCCCGCCAGCTATGATGTCACCGTTAGGCATGACGGCTAAAGCGAATCCTTCATGGCTTAAACCAGTACCAAGTGCCGTCCAAATTGTGCCGTTCCATGAAGCAATACGGGTAGTAGGCGTCGTGAAATCCCCGGTTGCGAATAGCAAGCCATCTAACCCGACAACCAAACTTCGGACAATGGCGTTCATGCCGGTAGAGAGAGGATTCCACGTTGTACCATTCCACCGCGCAATTCTGACTGTATTTGCCACACCGCCCATTAAGGTAAAAGTCCCACCTGCTATCAAGTCACCATTCGGCATAACAGCCAGGGAATAGACAATGCCGTTTCCGCCCGTGCCCAAAGCCGAATAAGCACCAGTCTGTTTGTGATACCTAACTATGTAATCAGCGTTGGCAATACCATCAAAGTTAAGGAAATCGCCGCCGAAATACACGTAGGTAGCATCCTCGGCAATAGCAGTGATAGCCGTATAAGTGCCACCCGCTGCCGGTGGGCCAAGCGCCGACCATTGTCCCGTGCTTTTTAACCTACCCGCTACTAACCTAAACGTAGCACTATCTACCGTATCCGGCTCAGAATAGATGGTACTTGACGTGTTATCCAGACTTGCCGCGCTCTCGCCCACCTCGTACCAGTACGGGTCAGGTGCTAAGAACTGAATCGCCGCTTTCTCGACATACTCTTTAGTCTCCCCCCACTGGTTATCCTCAATCGCTTCAAAGCTGCCATAGAACGCGGCCAGGTCACCTTCCAGCCCGCCTTGGTAGAAGGTGCTAATTTCCTTTTGCACTCTGCCGCTGTTATTTCGCAACCGTAGTGGTTGATCCGGCGTACTCGTTTTAAGCAGCTTAATCAACTCTTGCCGGTTATCGTGCAACTCCATTTCAGTATCGGTGATGAACTTACCAACCAGCGTGAACTGGCGTGGCTGGACTTTTAAGCTGTTCATCTCACCGCCAGGTAAGAGTGCGTAGGAATCGACATTCAACTCTTGTGTAGTCGCACCCGCACCGACTATCTTTGTAACAAAAAAGCGATATTCTTGATAGAGATCCTGCGGTATGCCGCCCGCGCTACTTTCGCCACTTCGGCTAGAAGTCGAAGCGTGATCCGCACCGTTCCATGCGCACCCCTCTTGAGTGCCATCAACGTAAGTTGTCCAGTCCGGCTGTGGTTCAACTTGCACACCATCCACAAAGAAATCACCACTACCCGTACCAAGCTGTGTGATACTTGCGGCCGTCCTGCCGCTGGATTCACTTGCGCCAAACAACGCGCCGTACAAGTCCCAATTGTCGTCTATCTTTTCGAGTAGGATAGCTTTCTTGGAATCCGGGCCAATGCTAAAGCGCAATTCACGTGGCAAGTTGCCCCGTATCCGCGCTGTCATCCAATGCGTCGCATTGGTCAGTGTGCCGGTGGTGAGAGAGAGTCCCGTGTTCGTGGCGCCAGTTTGCACACGGTAGGAAAGCAAGCCGTACTTTTGGTACGTAGTGACACGGGTAATGGTGGCACTGCCAACCGCCGCAAAGTTGCCGGTTAATTCGGCTGAGGGGTTGAGGACGTAGTTAGTTGTCGCAATCGGCTTGACTATCTGCCACGTATTTTTAATATCTTCTTTAAGTCTCATAATAATTGGTAAGTAAACCTTATGCGGTTCTTGTGCATAACTGGTAGAGACCAGAATCAAAAACAGAACTAACGCCAGTAACTTTCTCATTGTCCTCTGCTTTCATGCCATTGCCCTTGCAATTTCAAATTGTGCCATGACGTTTTGCGCCGATGCGCCCGTATTCACGGCCATGTTAAAGTTGTTATTGACTATCCGTGAACTATCCCCCCCACTCAGTACCGGCCCGTTTACCGGCCCTGCTATCGCTTGCCGCATTGCGCCTGTAATATTTGGTATCTGTGCCATAAGCCCTTGCACAAAGCCTTGCCCCGTTTGCTCCCCTTTGCGCATCATCACTTTAGAGGGACTCCCTAACTGCAAGTCCTCATTCACCTGGTTTATCATTGCCATAACCAGGCGATTCGTTGCTTCAATCATGTCCGGTATGCTTGCGTCCAAGCCTAGAGAAATGCCGCCAAGAATATCTTTGACATCCAGGCCCGCCGC